GCTGGAAGATGTAAAGGACTGGAAAAGTAATCTAACTACAGAAGAGAAGTACTTTCTTACCAACATCTTTCGCTTCTTCACACAGTCAGACATTGATGTAGCTGGTGGTTATGTAGATAACTATTTACCACACTTTCCACAGCCTGAAGTACGTATGATGCTGACCAGCTTCGCTGCACGTGAGGCACTTCACGTTGCTGCTTATTCTCACCTCATTGAGTCTCTAGGTATGCCGGAGACTACATACAATGAGTTTCTAGAGTATGAAGCAATGAAAGACAAGCACGACTTTTTCCTAGATAAGGTATCTGGTGATGCTCCAATCCCGCTGAAGATTGCAGCTATCTCTGCCTTTACTGAGGGTCTTGCACTGTTCTCTTCCTTCATTATGTTGCTAAACTTCCCACGTCATGGTAAAATGAAGGGTATGGGGCAGATCGTCACATGGTCTATTGTAGACGAGACGCAACATGCTGAAGGCATGATCAAGCTGTTCCGTACATACGTTGAAGAAAATCGTGATGTATGGAACGACAAAACAAAGTCTGAGATTTATTCTACTGCTACAGCTATGGTAGACTTGGAAGATAAGTTTGTTGATCTAGCTTTTCAGATGGGTAAAGTAGAAGGACTACGCGACTACGAAGTTAAAGAATATATTCGGTACATTGCTGATCGTCGTCTTATTTCTATGGGCATGAAAGGCATTTACAAAGTAAAGAACAATCCTCTGCCTTGGGTAGAGACAATGATCAACGCACCTACGCACACTAACTTCTTTGAGAATCGTGCTACAGATTATGCTAAAGGTGCACTATCAGGGAACTGGTCTGATGTTTGGGCAAACTAATAAACACTTAAAAGAAAATAAAATGACATACTGGCAGCACTTTAAATTTGCTAACAGTATAGCATTAGCATTACTACGTGCTACAGTATGTCTTGTTATCCATTCTATTTTTCCCGGTTTACTCACTGACACTGGCAGCACTATCATAAAAGATGTGCATAATAAAATTATCGGGAGAGAATAATGTCAACTAAGAAAAGAGATTACAAAAGAGAGAATCGTGTAACAAAAAGTAAGCCAAAGAATATTGCTAAACGGGTAGCACGTAACAAAGCACGACGTATGCTTATGCGTGAAGGTCTAGTAAAGAAAGGCGATGGTAAGCACGTAGATCATAAGAAACCTCTCAGCAAAGGCGGCAGCAACAATCGTAGTAATCTTCGTGTAAGAAATGGTCGTAAGAATAGTTCATTTGCACGTAATGCAGATAAATCAATAAAGACAAGACGAAGGACTTAATGTTTCCATATCCATTCAAGATATATCAAGAAGAACTTCCAGAAGATTTCTGTAATCATGTTATAAATCTAGCATCGTCTTTAGAAACCGAAGAAGGCGGCGTGCATGTAGATGGCAGCACAGAAATTTCTAAAGAAGCTAGGAATAATAATATATCTTGGGTAAACAATCCTGATATTATAGAGTTGATGCAGATATATACTGTAAAAGCTAATCAGGAATGTGGATGGAACTTTGATATAGGTGTATATGAAACACCTCAACTATCTACGTACAGTCAAGGACAGTTCTATGATTGGCATGTAGACATAGGAGTTGAGGAAGAATACGATCCAGTAGTTCGTAAGCTGACTATTAGTATCAATCTTAACAACGAATATGATGGCGGTAATTTTCAGATTGAACGATGGGGCAGTCCTAAAATAAAGAAAAGATATATCACTGTAAAAGGTATGAAGAAAGCAGGAAGTATCCTTGTCTTTCCTTCTTTTCTACATCACAGAGTTACACCAGTTGTACAGGGACAGAGAAAGTCTCTTACCTGTTGGTTTAGAGGACCACCATTTAGATAAAATAATTGTTGACATAGTTAAATTCTAACTATATAATAATGGGGATAGTTGCTAATAATAGGACTATCCCCTTTTTATTTGTATTTGCTAAAGAAAGGAATACACAATGAACGTAGTCTCAGTATCACCACAATTTGATAGGATGCGTAACTTTATGCTCGACGTTGATAAATACTTTGAGCCTCTAAACTATGTAGCACAATCAATATCAAACAACGGTGCTTACCCTCCTCACAACATCCACAAAAAAGATAATCAGTACATTATTGAAATGGCACTAGCTGGTTTCAGTAAAGAAGATGTGGAAGTTGAAATTGAACCTAACATTCTCACAATCAAAAGCGTTAAGAAACCTGACGAGTCTGAGAAAGATATTAACTATGCTTTCAAAGGTATAGCCAAGAGAGGCTTTCGTCGTGTCTTCTATCTTGCAGACAAGATGCGTGTAGTGTCTTGTAAGATGCAAGATGGTATGCTACATATCGCTATTGAAAAAGAGATACCTGAGAAACCAAAACCAAAAACAATAACAATAGAATAAGAAGGAGCAGGGGTTTGCCTATCAATAAGCTTCCAACTATTTACATCGGCTATGATCCTCGTGAACATGATTATGTTCGCGTACTAGATAAATCTATTCGTATGAATACTACGAATACGTACAATATAGTCCCTATTGTACAATCAGAAGTTCGTCGTGCAGGTTTATATTGGCGTAGTCCAAACATAGACAAAGATGGAAATAGGGTGGATACTTTTGATGGCAAACCCTTCTCTACTGAGTTTAGTTTTACAAGGTTTCTTGTACCCTTTCTAAATCAAATGTCTGGCCTTGCTTTGTTTATGGATGCCGATATGTTCGTTACAGCAGACATAACAGAGATATTTGATGTATATGGATCAGACAAGGATAAAGCAATAAGCTGTGTCCAGCACATGCATGAACCATCAGAAAAGACGAAGATGGATGGAAAGATTCAAACCATCTATTACAGAAAGAACTGGTCTTCTTTTGTTCTTTGGAACTGTGACCATCCTTGGATGAAAGAACTTACTATTGCTGATGTAAATGTAAGACAGGGTGGTTGGCTACATTCTTTTGAATGGATGGATATTTATCCTATTGGAGATATAGACGAAGAATGGAATTGGCTTGATGGTACATCTCCTGAAGATGTTCTTCCCAAAAATATTCACTTCACTACAGGTGGTCCTATATATCCTGAGTGGAAAGGTAAAAGAGATATAGATAATCAGTACGCAAATGAATGGCGTGACTTTTTTAGTACAGTAGTAAAAGGATAAATAATGATTCGTTTTGTAACTTCGTTTAGCCAAGACGGCTATGAACGGTATGCTAAGAACATGCTAGAGTCTGTTGTAGAAAACTGGTATAAAGATTTACACCTTACAGCATACTATCATGACTGTGATAAAGAACTTGTTGATACATTTCCACAGGCAGATAATATTGAGTATCGTAATCTAAACGAAATTCAAGATATGCTGGACTACCGTGAACGTATGAAAGCTTACGATGGTACGGCTGATGGAACTATAGCATACAACTGGCGTATGGATGCTATCAAGTGGTGTCATAAAATCTATGCTCTTACTACTTATGGCCTAGAGATTGCAGATAAAGAAGCACAAGGAGGTTGGCTGTGTTGGCTAGATGCTGACACAGTTACGACCAAGCCAATCAATGCAGATAAAATTAAAGAAGTTCTTCCAGAAAAGGCAGAACTTGTACACCTTGGTCGCAAGGATGTAGACTACAGCGAAACATCCTTTATTGGTTTTAATCTTAACTATGACTCACCCATCTATTTGATTGCTGATCTACGTGGCTGCTACGATATTGGTGAGGTTGTATCTTATCGCGAATGGCACGACGGCTTTATCTTTGAACGGCTGCTAAAGATTTATACTGCACACGGTATGCGGGTACATAATCTAACACCTAACGTAGATGGTTTAGCTGCTTTTCAAACATCCCCTCTATCGCAGTATATGACGCACTATAAAGGTAACTTAAAAAATCAGCTATCAGATACAGACGTATCACCTGATGTTTCTATGCCACGCTACAGGCAGCTTGCAGACCTAGTTCGTACCTATGGTAGCGATACTATTGTAGAGGTAGGTACTTGGAATGGTGGACGTGCTATTGAGATGGCGTTAGCATCCTTTGAAACAAAAGACAAACTACATTACATTGGCTTTGATCTGTTTGAAGATGCTACAGAAGAGTTAGATGTTCTTGAGTTTAACGGCAAGCCACACAACGCTATTACAGCAGTAGGTAATCGCCTACAGCAGTTTGCTGATAAGATGAAAGAACAGAATAAAGAGTTTACATATGAACTACACAAAGGCGATAGCAAACAAACCTTAGTAGATCAGAAAGAAGTCATAGCAAAAGCTAACTTTGCTTATGTCGACGGTGGGCATAGTGATGCTACTGTTACCAGTGATTATGAAAATCTAAAGCACTGCGATGTTATTGTCTTTAATAACTACTTTACTGAAGATGTTGACGGTAAGATCGTAGAAGAAGAAAATCAAAGCATCAATAGATTGGTGCAGACATTTGATAATCCCGATAGAGAAGGGCGTTGTATTGTTTTACCTTCTCAGGATAGAGTAAATGGTGGAGGCATCTCTCACCTAGCTTTGCTATTACAAAAAGATGGTCTTCCTCCTGTACCAGAAACATTGTCTAAAGTTCCAATCGTTGTACGTCCCCGTGATTCGATGCCAAAGGAATATATCATTGACAGTATCAATGAGAACGTAGAACTAATTGATAAATGGGATTTTGTAAAGACGTGTAAGCCTAATGCAGAACATGCTATTATTGTATCCGCCGGTCCTTCTCTTAACTTTATGGAACTAAAGCATGTAATTAACGAAACCAATGGTACAGTATTCTGCGTAAAGCATTCTTATCCTAAACTGTTGCAGAATAATATTGATCCTTATGCCTGTGTTATTCTTGATCCACGTCCTATTGATGGCTTATCTACGCATGGTATTCTTCGTAAAGATTTGTTTAGTCTTATTGATAACAAGACCAAGTTTCTTGTAGCATCAATGACAGATGTTAGCGTAACGAAGTACTTGCTTGATAAGACAGATCAGGTATATGGTTGGCATGCTTTCTCTGAAGCTGTACAACAAGCAGCACAAGGTAAGTGGGAGATTGATAAACGTGCTAATATCTCTCCCGATACAACCTTTGTAACTGGCGGCACTTGTTCAGCTATGCGAGCAATAGGCATGTCACACATTTTAGGGTTTAGAAACTTTCATCTCTTTGGTTTTGACTGCAATGTTCCAAATGTTACGGAAGAAATGCAGAAAGAAAAGACAGAAGATGGTAAGCAGAAATATCTTAAAGTTGAAACGAATGGAGAACATTTCTGGACTACTGGCGAACTGTTAGCTATGGCACAGGATTGTGAACGTCTCTTTAACAACAAAGATATTGATATGAACCTGACGCTATATGGTGAAGGTACCTTGGTATCTGAGGTATTCAAAGATACTTTCCATGCAGATAAACCTAACTTTAGAGAACTATTAAAATAAATGGTTGGACAGCTAAACGAGAAGCAAGAGAAGTTTGCTCAAGCATATGTACTCTATCGGAATGCTACTGAGGCTGCAAAGGCTGCAGGGTATTCTGATAGGTCTGCTTACAATCAAGGTAGCAGACTGTTAAAGTCTGAAGCTGTAAAGGAAAGGATTGAAGACCTTGAAAAAGAAATGGAAACATCTATTGACTACGTGGCTGAAATTGAAAAGCAATATACGTATGCGACTAACAACAACCATACAAACTCTGCCCTTAAAGCACTTGAACTTCTTAGTAGGTTACGTTCTCCTACGGAGGAAGATGCACCTCA